AGATGTATTGAAGCCTTCAACGAAGATATCAAAACAGTCGTGTCTGACTGCTACAAGTTATACGCAGACTTTGACGATTTGCCAGAAGAAGCTAAAAGAATAATCGCTAATATGATGTTCAACATGGGTCGCCCTCGTTTATCTAAATTTAAGGGAATGAAACGTGGTGTAGACGCTCGTGATTGGAACGCAGCAGCAGATGAAATGGTTGACTCGCGATGGTATCGTCAAGTAACAAATCGTGCTGAACGTTTAGTTAAACGTATGAGGTTGGTATGATCTGGTTAGAAAAGTTTTTACTAAGATTATTTAAAATAAAAGAACAACCTAGATATTTAGGAGGTAAAAAATGAAGTGGATTAAAAACAGATTATTAGAAAGAACTTCTTGGGACGGAATAGTTCTTATTGTTACAGGAATAGCAATGGTTATAACTCCTGTAACTCTTATTGCTTATGGAATGATTGTTTATGGCGCATGGACTATCTGGAAGAGTGAGTAATGTTTAGACTATATGTGCTAATTTTTATTGTGGCGATACTGGGTGGTGTTGGTTATAGTGCAAAGTACTATTACGATACCACCCAAAACACTATAGCCACACTAAGAGATAATAATGCAAAACTAGAAGTCGCTGTTGATACTGCACAAACCAGTGTAGAAACATTACAAGGCGATATAGTTAAATTAGGTAAGTTAAATAAATCTTTACAACAAGATTTACAAAAAGCTGAACAATATGGAGACGAACTCAGAGCAAAACTATCGAAGTTAGATCTGGTGGTAGAAGCTCTTAAAGGTTCAAAAAGTTTAGAAGGAAAGATGAATGGTGCGACAGCAAATTTGTGGCGTGACTTCATGGGCGATACTGGTGGTAATGCTGAGCGTCCTCTCCCTAACTGGTTGCAGCCGGTTCCAGCCGGAGCCGGAGGTCAAAGTAGTAACCAAAGTGGAAAGAACACAGATACCAACAGTAGCAGCACCGAAGCCACTAGCTCTCAGTGATACTAGAGTTTTTGTAGTTACAAAAGATAATTATGATGAATTCGTAAAAGAGTTCACTGAAACATATGGTGATCTTGCTTTTGTGGCTCTCAGTATGAAAGATTATGAAAACCTGGCACTAAATATATCAGATATCAAAAGATACTTGGAACAACAAAAACAGATAATCTTATACTATGAGAAAGCTGTGACTGAAAAGGATTAAAAATGAAATATAATTTAGCTATGTTTGCAACGCTTTTTGTAATGTCACAAGCGGTTGCAGATGATTTTTTACAAATGAGAGAATTTAGAAATAACCTTTGTTATGATGGCGATACTTGTTATGTAATTGCCCCTACACTTCCAGAACCGCTTCAAAAAATGAGTGTTAGAATTTTAGGAATTGATACTCCAGAAATTAGAGCCAAATGTGATGAAGAAAAGAAGTTAGCACTCGAAGCTAGAGCTTTAGCTAATAAACTATTTAGAGAAGCAAAAGATATTGAATTTGCTAACTTAAAATGGGATAAATATGGCGGTCGAGTACTAGTCGATGTTTATCTTGATGGTAAGTTATACAAAGACGAAATTATTAATGCTGGATTAGCTAGGCCTTATGACGGCGGGACTAAAGAAGAATGGTGTAAATAATGATTGCAAAAATGTTTGAAGATACTTTATGGATTTATACTGCTATAGCAGGCTCTCTTTTAGGTGCGGCTTTTTTAGCTTATTTTAAAGATACAAAAGCTGGTTTGTGGTGTTACGCTAAACTTGATCAGTTTTTAGACTATCTCGTAGCTCGGTACGGGTGGGCTTGGTTAGAACAACCAACCGATGCTTGGAGAAAAAAGTATCCATTTGTTACTAAAAAAATAGATGAGTTAGAAGCTCGTATTAGAATTTTAGAAAATCAAAAAACTGATAACAAACACACAAATAATGGTTATCAAGATTCCATTTAATAATAATAAAAAAGGAAAAAATTATGCCACCAAGAAATCATAATACATGGTTAAAAAAACCTTCAGTAGAATATATTAGTAGTGAGATTTATTCTTCTCACGCAATTTATAAACAGGAACAAGAAGATATCTTTAGTAAGGTATGGGTTCCTGTGTGCCATATCTCAGAGATGTATAATAAACTAGACTACCGCACCACACAGATAGCAGGTGTAAATGTTATTGCATACAACACAGGCGATGGTGTTCGAGCATATCGGAACTATGGCAGTTGGGCACCTAGTGGTACACTTGGAGCACCTATTGTAACTGTTGAACCACAGTTGCATTGTGAAGTTAAGCACGGAGGCATGGTATGGGTCACTCTTGATCCTAATCCAACACAGAGTGTAGAAGAATGGACAGCAGGTGCCTTTGATTGCATTACAGATGCTATTGATACAGAAGAACTTGAAGTATTCCATTATCATAAAGCAGTAATTGATACAAATTACAAACTGTGGCATGATACTAATTCAGAATTCTACCATGACTTTATGCATTATTTTAATAGAGTGAGTGGTTTTAACGATGAATATTTCGCTAGAAAAAATATTCCTTTTGATAATGGTCATGTTAACGTGTCTAGCTTTACTGTTAACTATGAAGAGTATGATGGGTTTGAAGATCGTGGGGAACTATCTTTTCCCAATTTACCGCCCAACCAGTGGTACATGGTTGATCTCTTTCCAGGCTTTAACTTCAACCTTCGTGGTTCTGCCTATCGTTCAGATACAGTAACACCACTTGGTCCGAATAAAGTACTAATCGAATTTAGAGGTTATGGCTTACGCAAGGATACGAAAGAAGAAAGAGAAACTCGTATTAAGCATCATAACTCAATATGGGGACCTTTTGGTCGTAATTTACACGAAGATCTCATTGGGGTAGCAGGTCAAGGAACAACAATGCGAGAAGGAACAGAGCCTCGTAATATTTTACATGGTCGTCACGAAAACGGTACTATTCATGATGAAATCGGTATGAGGCACTATTATGAAAAATGGGGAGACTTTATGGGTATGAGTCCCTCTTTACCTCTTGCAGCTTAATTAAGGAGAGTATAAAATGTCAGAAGAAACAAAAACTATTGATGCCTCTGCAGTAGAAGGCGTAGATGTAAATGGAGATGGCCATATTTCTGCTGAAGAAATGGCAATGCACTTAGAATTTAAACGTAGAGCATTAGAAGATGCTGATGCACAGAGAGATGCTATTCGTAAGATGGCATGGTTTTCATTGGTTGGTCTATTGATCTATCCTATTGGTATTGCTGTAACATCAGGATTTGGTATGGACAAAGCGTCTGAACTTATTGCAGATATTGCACCGACATACTTTGCGTCAATTGCAGTATTAGTCTCAGCATTTTTTGGTGCAGACGCTATTGCTAAGAAAAAATAAATAGGTGAAACATGGATAAGAAAATTATTGAACAAGCAGAATTCTGTGCTAAATTATCTACAATGGTTTATACAGACGAAGCAAAAGTTAGAAGTAGATTTTTAAGTAGTGTTGAAGATATAAATAATTTTGTTTTTATTTCTAAAGAAGGTACAGAAGTGGCTTGTTTTAGCCAAAGAGGAAATAAATATATTGTTTTTAGAGGAACTGAGCCTAATCAGTTTAGCGATATTAAAGCAGATTTAAAAGCCTACAAAAGACGTTCTGAGACAAAAGGCAGAGTTCATGCAGGGTTTAAAGATGCCTTAGATTTAGTATGGAACAATGTTGAAAGTTGGTTAAAAAAATTTCCTACACAAGGACGTATTTATGTGTGTGGTCATTCTTTAGGTGGAGGATTAGCTACATTAGCAGGTTCTAGAATAAAACACAGTATAGTTTATACTTTTGGATCTCCACGTGTAGGAAGTTGGTCTTGGTGTAAAGCACAGACGTTTGAACATCACAGATTTGTAAATAATAACGATATTGTTCCAAAAGTACCTTTTTTCTTGCTAGGATATAAACATTATGGTAATCTACATTATATAAATCATTATGGAAATATACGAAAGTCTACCTATTGGCAAAGAGTTAAAGACCAATGGAGAGGTAGATATCGTGCTTTACAAAAAAAGCAATGGTTTGATGGTATATTTGACCATAATATTAATCTTTATCATAGCAAGATAGAAAATGTATTACGTAGCACTAGTTAAATGCCCACATTGCGGCACCAAACAAAATACCTTTGTAGGAAAGGGCTCTTTCTTTCCTACAAGTACTATAAATTGTGAAATGTGTTTTAATCTATTTGATCAACACTCACAACTTTATGATATTCCTTATCATTCTGTATTTAATAAAAGTAATAATCACCTTGCTAGTTAGTCTATAATTTGTTATAATTTCTTATAATTTAAAAGGAGAGACTAATGGCAAAAGGTAAAAAATCATCAGGCAAGCATTATCAATCAAAAGGAGAAAGATCTTCTGTTGCAAGAAAAACTATTCTTGCAATGAGACAGGCTCGTTCTCTTTCTTGGATAAATGAAAATATAGTAAAAAGCTGGTCTAAAGGTGAAAATCCTTGGATTACAGTAGATAACCCAAATAAAGAAGAGACGAATAAGCGTAAAATTCGTGTTCGTACTAATGATTATTGGGGCTATCCAAAACCGGCTCAAATTAAAATGAGACTTTCATGAGTATAGATTATAAATATAATGAACCAGTTTTATTAGCAGAAATCAGTGAGTATATAGATAATACTTATAATCAACATTATTCAATGAACAACTTTCAAGCTACTGAATTTATTATTGACTCAGGTATGGGAGAAGGTTTTACTTTAGGTAATGTTATGAAGTACTCTCAACGTTATGGTAAAAAAGCGGGTAAAAATAGGGCTGATTTACTTAAAATTATACACTATGGTATATTAGCCCTTTATAATCACGATATAACTGTAAAGGGTGAAAAATGACTGTAAGATTAATTTCATACACTACTGCATCAAAAGAAATGTTTGATGCAGATGATAGTCTGCAAGATCTTCAAGGTCTTGTTGCTTATTGTGCTAGAGTCAGTAATCCTGCAAATCAGATCAATTCTGAAACCTCTGGTAAATTGATTAGATATCTAATAAATAATCAGCACTGGTCTCCACTAGAGATGGTTAATGTTTGTTTACAAATTGATACTACGCGTGATATTGCACATCAAATTGTTCGCCATCGTAGTTTTGCTTTTCAAGAGTTCTCTCAAAGATACGCAGAACCAAAACAGCTTGGGGACTTTTTTGTAAGAAGAGAGGCTCGTCTTCAAGACTCAAAAAATAGACAAAACTCTATTGAAACAGATGATGAAAAATTAGAACAACAGTGGTTAGCACAACAAGATCAAGTTGTTTTAGCAGCCGCTAAAGCTTATCAGTGGGCTATAGATAACGGCATTGCTAAAGAACAAGCTCGTGTTGTATTACCCGAAGGATTAACAAAAACACGTTTATATATGAACGGCACACTTCGTTCTTGGGTACACTATATTGAGTTACGTGGTGCAAATGGTACACAAAAAGAACATATGGAAATTGCACATGCTTGTGCCAAGGTAATTACTGAAGTTTTTCCGCTAATAGGAGATCTATAAACAGTCTAAATTTGTCATTTCTAAGTGAAAAGGAAATAAGTATCTTTTTATTTTCAATACTTCTTTAGTATTTTCTTCATAAGTAATCCCGTAACACTTAGTTGCGGGATTTTTATATGGTTCATCTATAATAGGGACTGCTTTTTTCCAATATAAATTTATAAGTTCATCGTTTGAATTAAAAAAATACATGTCTCTATATTCTTTATCTAATCCATGACTTCTACCTATACCAAACTGATTACCTATAGCTGATTTAGCAGGTAATTGAGGAATTTCATATTTATACATATCAGCATCATAAGTTTTAACTACTCTTTTTTTACTCTCTAAATAGTATTTTATAGCATAAAAATCCAAAGAATTAAAAAAGGGAATATTAAACTCTTCTCTCAGGTAGTAAGGACACTTTTCATTAAAAACTACTACTATTGAATCTTCTTTATAAGTAGTGTTATTTTTTTGATGATAACTTATCATATCATGAGAAAATGCTAGGTCTTTAACTATTTTATCACTAAAGTTTGTATATAGTTTATTTTTTAACTCTAATATTTCTATTTCTCTTGAGTTACTTTTGTAAGAGTATTCTACGATATTATCAGAATCATACTGTATTTCAATAAATTTATTAGTCATAACCTATTGATACCTTTTTTTCAATAAAATTAGTCAATCTTTTTATCCAAAAATAACGAGTCCAATAGGTAAATAAAGTAGTAAGGGTCTTACCATTTAAAGCAGCCCCGCCTATTAAGATTCTACAGTAGTACCATTTTTTATACTTCCTACCAAAACAATGGTTCCAGGTTTTTATTTCTTCTTTTATTAGTTCTTCTGAAATTTTTTCTTGTGTGTTTACGACATATATTTTATTTTTATTTTGGTATTTTTTATAATCAGTAGAAATCTTGTATAAATTAATATTATTTTGAGAGTTGTGATAAAATATTTTATATTGAGGTATTTTAGCTTTCAATACTTGTTTTACAAACTTATCTCTTGATTCTTCTGATCCAAAACATACTACAACAAAAGAGGACTCCATCCATTCATGCCCTTCACAAGAAGAACAAGTTAGATATCCTTTTTTAAATAGTATATTAACTAGAGGCCAAATACCCAAATCTACTTGATTTTTAAAATCTTTCATATAAGGAGATACACAAGCACCTATCCAAGTATCTCTTGAGAAACCTACGGCAACTCTTCCATTATGTTGTAAATTATTTTTATTTGAAAAATACTCTTTTTTAATCATTTTACTAATATGATTCCTACAAAGTTATAAGCTTTCCAGAATATTTCATAGTTTTTAAATCCTATTTCTTCTACTTCTTGCAAAATAGAATCCCAAGATCTAATATTCATAGACGCTCTTAGCTCTTTTTCTTTAAACATAATATCATCATATCTAAAAAACCTAGCTTTATAATCGTAGTTAGCAAAAGTAAATACTTCTTGTAACATTGAATTACTAGAGTATGTTTTTTCACAAAGTATTAATGCTCCGTTTGGTATTAAAGAGTCGTATATGTTTTTTAATACTTTTACTCTATCAACAGTAGGTAAGAATTGAAGAGTGAATGTAGAGATAGCTAAAGAAACGTTCCTATCAAACTTTATTTTTCTTACATCTTTAATTTTAAACTCTACATCTTTTTCTTTCCAGTGTGAACAAAAAGCTGTTTCATTATCTATTCCGATATATGAAATATTCTTAGCGTGTGACGCTTTTTTTATCTTTCTTAAAATTTTACCAGTAGAACACCCTAAATCATACACTGTTGTATTATCTTGTATAAAAAATCCAGACATAGTAATAATCATATCTACTAAGTTACTATACGAAATAATACTTTTATTAATATGTTCATCAAAGTTATCACTATGGTCTGAAAAACTAAAACGCATTACTATACCTACTCAATAAATTTATATAACCATTGCAGCTATTTTTTAAATCTTTAACATGTCTATAATGTTCTGTTAAACAATGTCCTTTCCAAGAACAATTTTGACATACTGTTGAAAGTTTTCTTTTTTCTGACCATGCCCATTGTTCAAAATTTACATAATTAGAAAACT